CAGGGCACACAAGTGACGTAGCTTTCTACAGCACAAGTTTGTCTGCAGAAAATTACGACTCCCTCTGGGTTCAGATGTACTATCTGAACGCTTGTACAAACATATTGCTATGCTTGCACCCACCTCCGTCGAAGCTTCAAGTTGAAGCGACGGCCTGAAACGCTTAAATGGTTCGGTTCATCTTCCGCAAGACGCGGATGATGATAGAACTTAATAAGCGCGGGCATGCCATCGAGCGGATCCTGCTGATTGGTATCAACAGGTACCCAGGTTCGAACTTCGAACCTTTGTAGAATCGGATTCCACTTCGTGAAGTCCGAGACATCTTTTCGAGTATGCCACCCCAAGCCGCTGGAACGTTGAGATACTCTTGGAAGAACACGTTGTTCTTCGCAGAGACGCTTAATGTAATCAGCAGTTTCATAGTAACACCTCGTCCATAGTTGATTGGATGTGGATACTAGTGAAACGAAGGGGGTTCATTGGAGGCAACGTCTGGGTCGTGTCGTAGGTACACTGGAGTGACATCTGTCCCTCTAAATGCATCTACTCCACAACTTTCCCTGAAGTTACCTTCAAAGAAAGTCTTATCTTGGTTGATCTTTAAGCCAAAATAAGAAACCCAGTCAGCGAATGCCCGAAAATGTTCGGTCTTGATGATGATATCATCACCAAAAACACGAACATCATTGGCCGCGCTCATAACCTTCGCAGTTGTCAGATACTTTTCTGACGCAGTAATCGCTGTAATCGCCAAACAGGCGAAAACCACCGATTGCACTGGGAAAGTTGTAGCGTTTCCCATACCGGCATACTTTTTAAGTGTGAGGACATCACTGTCCATTTTCACACTTGGTGTACGGCTCATCAATAGCGTCTCTAAGAAACGCGGCCGTTGTGAAAAACATTCCTTTACTGTTTGTAAGGAAAGTCTATCACTAGCGGACGACAAGTCTATCGTACACCAGTTGCCGTTAAGAGAGCTCTCAAGCGCCAATACTTGATTCGGCACTTGAGAGTCTAATGTCAGACAACGCCTGAGGACGGGACATCGTAAGATTTCCTTACGAAGCGCGTCGTTCAGACCTTGTTGCACAAACTGTGCAAGACAAGGTTCGATAGTGATCGTCCTAAGAGCAATTGAACTCTTAGGAACAGTCACAAGTCTGGCAGAAGGGCCAATGGGGTCACCTGGAGGAGACTCATCATCGTGGTACGGTGTATCCAGCAACGATGCTGGAAGATCGTAACCTACGGCGAGTAGTCTTCCGTCATAATCAAGTAGACGGTCGTATACTTCAGACCACTTCTGGTTTGTCGTATATCCCTCCAAGACAGCACCAGGGCCATGCTTGCATTTGAAATCCTGGACGTTATCAAGCCCAGGCAAGACAAATGAACAAACATGTCCGAATCGGGAGAGTCGAGAATTATCAACATCTCGTATCTCCGTATCGGTACTCTCGAAGTCTCTGACTGCTTTCCGATGGAGTTTAACTGCTCTATCATCAGCAGGAAGATACTTCTTAAAAAAGTAACAAACCTGACGGACACTAAGGATAGCGTCCAAGGGAGGATTACTTTTAAGAGTACCTGTTTTAGTATCAAAGATATGGCAGACAATACCCGAAAGGAATTTCGGGATTTGCCCATTCCGAGAAAAACCCGGAATGATGGCCATTCTACCGGACGCAAGGCTTTGATCAAAAGCTTTGCCGAAAGCAGGAAGGGCGACGGATAAGAATCCAACACCCTCACCTTTGATACGTGCTTCGATGGAACGTAAGTCCCTATCGAGACCACTAACATCAGGATGGAGCCTCTTCAAGTCTAAGAAGAGGGCCCGTGAAAGTCCTAACAGGCTTTTCATCTTTGGCCACCGCAAGGTTGGCTCGAAGATCCTGAGAAGGTGTATTGTCGATTCCGCAGGTGAACTCAAAGTCATTGATGCGACAAGTTACCGCGTCATTGACAGAGGTACATCCGCTTAAAACGAGAACAGCGGTTGCAACAATCAACAAGACGTTGGTTGTCAAAAGTGCATCCGCTGCCATTTCTGGTAGTTTAGACATCATGTCCTCGCAAGAGGATAACGTCTAAGCTATCCTCGTTTTAGTTCAACAGCCCAATAGCTGACACAATGTCTAGCTTTGGAAACTGTTGAATTTTGTTGCAGTCACGTCACCATCAGCCAACGTATCGGTTAGCGCTTTGATAAGCGCATCCTTTTCCGCGGCCGTCCACCCAAAAGTTGGGAAGGACACAGACAGGCTGACACTGGCAGTAAGACTGGCGTTTCCCCCAGTGATGGGGTCGACGGCAGTCTTCATCTGCTGTATCTGCATGTAGTGACGTTCGCCGGACTTCGCATTTTGCGAATGGGAAAACTTGAGGAGATATCCATTTGTGACATCTCTTCGCGTTGACCCCGTCGCATCATAACTCACAACAGCAAAAGTAAGCGCTGGTGTGGGGGAAGCGGCGGCGACTGTAATCGGATCGACTAACATCTTCAGGTCTTTCTCGCTGGTGTGACATAGACAAGATTGTCTAGGTCATTAAGTGAACTGAGAAATCAGAGCACTTAGGATCGACCCCTGGGTTGGGCTTAAACCTTTCCCAGAAGTCAGGTTTACATTAGCGAGGCCGGCGGCATCGATGCGGAGTTGATAATCCGCTTTGAATTCGCTACTCAGTGTATATGAGTGTAACTTAGTTACACTTATAGGCTGAGCAGGCGAAACAATCGTGACGTCGGTTGTACTCGTGTTGAGCTTGCAGGTCCCTACGGACCGTAACTTACTTTTGTAAGTTACAAGTCCCCAGTTGATGAGTGACTTGTCCAAATGCATTTCCTCAAGTAACTTGAGGTAGTCATTCACGGACAAGAACCAATCAGCTAACCATGTCCAAGGGATTAAATTGTAATAATCGCTTGGACGTAGAGGCCACCCCAACTTATCGTAATACAACTCTTTACGAAGAGCCGGGGTAACTATATTCGGTAACTGCACTCCGCTTTCAACTACTATGCGGAGCTGACACTCACGGGTTCCCTTCGAAGAAGGGAGCTCATGCGGGTCAACAGTTAACGGATATGGTATTTGGAACTCAACAGGAGGCACTTCCGCCCATTCGTCTAGCAGGAACTTCCTGCTACGGCGAAACGTCTGGAACTTCCCGTTCTTGCTACACAAGAAATTGACATCATGTGTAACCTTCTCGGGAGTCTCCAATAATTTCACCAACGCCTGATAAATACTCTCATAGCCGAACTTATAAGTTAAGTACGCGCTAGAAAGAGCTTTATCCGGCCTATTAGCTATCATCAATTTGTCCATCGCTGGACCAATTTTTGCATAGTTAATAGACGTCCACCAAGATGGTTGGGTCAAAGCTTTCTTAAACTCTGACCAACCAATAAGGTGTTCGATGTCTTTGTAAACGGCAAGAGTGCCGCGGAGCATTTGAGGAAGATCCTTAAGTTCTCCGATTTGGTAGCCGATGTTAAACCGGCGCCTGGTGACTAGACAATCTGCCACCATAGAAGCCCCATGTTTGTTCATGAGGTTTCTGGCGTATAGGTTTTCGTTTACCAAAACTGCATTGACATCCGCTGGTGAAATAACAGCCGACGCACCAGACAACGAGAATCGTTGTACAAGTGAGTTCTCAGTAATAGTGGCCAATGGCCTACTAAAGAACTGAGACCAAGTGTACGTACGAGACTTGACTCCAGCGCTAAAAGTGTCGGAGGTAAAGGTCGGATTCCAGATTTCAAGTTCACCTTGATTCTGAAATGACGAATCTTTATTCCGAAACTTCTTGCTGCGAGGAGGACTCCTGCCAGGATTACGACTTTTAAAGGTCGTGTCTCGGCAAAAACCATAAAGAGGATATTGATGAGCTTTTTGCTGATCAATAACAGTCTTTGTAGGTTTGGAGCTTGTCCATGGACCCTGGGCGTAGACAGTCCCAGTAAAGACAACACCTGATACAGCAGAATTACTCTCACTATAGTAGTGAGATGTAATCGAGTTGGCCCAAGTGGTGACTTTAGTCCTAGTGCGATTTACGGGAACAACCCTTGTAAGATGAAGCGATTCCAGTGTCTTACTATCTGGATTCACCTTGAACTTCCAGAAAGGATCTAGCCAAAGGGCTAGACCTCCTATCAAAGAAGGTCCAAAGATCTTATAAGCGGCGTATTCCCAAGGATTTCCCTCACGGGAAGCGGCTGCGGCGGAACGGGCTTTAGCACGCTGTTGATACATATCAACAGCCAGGTCATACTTAAGTTTGACCAGGTCAGCGATAAGGTCTTTACGACCGGAAACTGTCATGCTATCACCTTTCTACCATAGCTAATGTAGGGCTTACACATCGAAGTGCTGTGCCCCCCGAAAGGG